GGCCGGCGCGCGGTGGCGAGAATGAAATCGACGAGATCGCCGACGACGCCCGGGCACCGGGTGTAGGGTTCGAGTGCGTCGGTGTCTTTCGCTGCCGGCCCTGCCTTGGCTTCGGCCGGCGCTTCGAGCTTGATCGTCGGCCCGCCAGCGAAACCGAGGCGCTCGCTCAGAAATTTCCAGGCTGTTTCTAGATCGCAGGCCAGTGCCGTCATTGTCAGGTCGAGCGGCGTATAGCCCTGGTCGGCGCCGAAGTCGCGAATGCCTTCGGGCACGATCTTTAGATTGAGACGGCGCCTCTCCGGCGGTCGTCCGGTGGTCGAGGGCCGCCATGTTGGCCCCGCTTCGAAGCCGAGCCGGGTACGGCGACAGCGATATAGGCCGAGTGCCGGCACCCAGCGCGCGAGATCGGCAAGGGCAGCTTCGTTAAGCTGGCGGTGCGGGCTCTCTTCATCGCCACCGTTACCACGCGAAACTCGCGGCTCGGCCGGCTCATAACCAAACGGCGCCAGCGCTGCGGAAATTCTTGTGATGATGTCGGCGCCAAGCTCGGGCAATTCGCTTGGCGCCACGTCTTCCAGCGCCTCAGTGCCGGTGTACACGTATGGCTGGCCGGTGTCCGGATGCTTTGTCGGCGGCAACACCGTTTGCCGACCGGGGCCGATCATATCGACTACCCGGTGACGGTCGAGGTTCCACGACATGGACGTTGCAACGTGCGGCGCGTAGTAGAACAGCGTCTGTCCCTTCGCCCCGCGTTTTTTGATCGACGTTGGCGGCAACACCGCCAAGATCGCCTCCATGATCGCCGCATCGTCGGTGTCGATGTCGATCGCGATTGCACCATGACTAGCTGGGCCAGTGATGACGCCGACGCCGCTGTCGCCTTGTGCCCAACGTGCGCGCTCAGCTTCCGACGGCACACCGCGATTGAAGCGGCGCTGCCAGTTGGATAGGCCGAGCCATTGCCCAGCGTGTTGGAAGCCGGGTCGCTTGGTGCCCGGTATAATCGGAATGGCGGCAAAGCCGCGCTCGATCAGTCGTTCCCCAATCCTTGCATACGCGCCCACTTTGTTACTCCTAGAACGGCGCTTCGTTTTCTAGGATTTTCCGGCGCAGCGCGTGCTCGAAACCGACGACGATGCGGCGCAGGAATTCGCGCCATTGTTCGGCTGTCAGCTTGGCCAGATCGGTGGTGCCGATCTCTTCGAGGTATTCGCCAGCACCAGCACCTGCTTCGAGTGCGGCACCAATCTCATAGGCGTCCAAGTGTCCTTGCGGCATGGCGAAGACCTCTTTGGCGGCGGCGTGACAGCCGCTATCGTCGCAAAGCCAGAGCACTGGTGGCCGGTGACCACGGCAGTGACCGATCCACACAGCGTGGCGATGGCAGACCGCGCACAGCGTCGGCTCTCGGGTGGCGAAACGATTGGTGAGGTGCGTGGTCAAAAGAGCACCTCATCATTCATGGGCTCCAGAACCGGGGGCTGGTGCTCGCGCGCCACGACACAACGGCCCCAGCGATTGATGTCGATCTTGCTGCCGTCGGGCCGCCTGACGCGCTTCTCGACGACATTCCAGAATTTACCGTTGCGGGCGACAGTGATAGCAATGACGGTGTCAAGCTCGTCGGTCCGCTGCAATGCCTGCGCCACTGTCGACGGCACCGGCGCACGGCCGCCCATGGCAAACCACCACCGTTCTGCCACCTCCCGTGCATAGCCCTGGCGTTCAAGCGACACGTATTCGGTATATGGCGACAGCCCGCACAAAAATTCGACGCGCAGCGATGGCGGCGCCGTCGGGTTAGAAAATTTGATATGCAAGCGGAAGCTGACCTCAGTCACTTGCAGAAAGTCGGTGACACAGAGGATCGGCGTCCAGTCGGCCACGCTGGCGTGCTTTGGCTTCGGCTTTTCATGTGGAAATTCATGGCCGCAGCACGAGCAAACGGCGTCGCGCAGAGCGTTTAGCTCGCTACATTCCGGGCAGCTTTTCGCCGAAACGGCGTCTGCCTTGACGCCAGTATGGCCACCATTTCCGTTCACGCCTGCGGCGCGGTCGATTGGGCCATGGCGGCGGACGTTGCCGGCAAAATCGAGCACGAGGCAATCATATTTGCCTTCGGCCTTGCGAGTGCCGCGCCCGACCATCTGCACATAGAGGCCCGTGGAAAGTGTGGGCCGTAGCATGGCAATCAGATCGACAGCTGGTACGTCAAAGCCTGTTGTAAGAATGTTGACGTTGGTGAGACCGCGAATGTCGCCGCAGCGGAATGCGTCAACAATGGCATCGCGCCTATCCCTTGGCGTATCTGCTGTAACAGCCGCGGCGGCAACGCCACGCTGGCTTAATGCTTCGCTCACATGGCAGGCGTGGCGTACGCCACAGCAGAACAGTAGCCATGATCTTCGGCCGCGCCCTCGTGTGATGATCTCGTCGACGGCGGCGTTGACGACGGCGGCATCGTCCGCCACGTTTTCCAGTCCGCCAGCGACAAAATCGCCACCGCGTACTGCAACGCTGGACACGTCGATGCCGGTCCCGGTTGCCTTGGAGGTCAGTGGCGCAAGCCAGCCGTCGCGAATGCCTTCGGCAATGCCGTATTCAAAGACGACGTCGTCGAAGATCTTGCCGTCGCCGTGATCGAGCCGGCCGCTGTCGAGCCGAAACGGTGTAGCGGTGAACCCACAGACCCGCATCGCTGGTTCGAGTGCGCGTAGGCGTTCGATCAGACTGCGATACATGCCGTAGCCGGCATGCGGCACCAGTTGGGCTTCGTCGACAATGACGAGATGGCGGCGACCAAGGCGCTGCGGGTTGCGCCAGACGCTTTGGATATTGGCCAGCACAATCGGCGCGTCCCAATTGCGTCGACCTAGCCCGGCAGAATTGATGCCAACCGGCGCAGCCGGCCAAACGCGTAGCAAGTGTGCAAGACTTTGTTCGACCAATTCGCGGACGTGGACCAGGACCAGCACGCGGAAACCCACGAACCGAGCGGCAATGTCGGTGATCAACTTGGCGATGAGCACCGACTTGCCGGTAGCGGTGGCCAACACCGCGAGCGGATGGCCACCGCCGGCTTCCCAGTAGGCGTCGAGGGCTTGGAGCGCCTCGACCTGATAGGGGCGCAAATCCACGGCTAGGCCGCCGACTTCTTCCACGGCGCTGGGCCGGGGCCGGTGTTGGCAGGCTTTACCGCTGGTTTCGACGGAGACGAAGCCACGGGCTTGGCTGGCTTTGGCGCCGTCGGCGGTGGCGGCTCTGCGTCTGCTAGCGCCTGCACACGCTTGATGAAGTTTTTGTCGTCGAACTGGCCAAACTTGTCCGACTGAACACCGATCCGCACCTGCGCCGCCTTGAATTTGAAAACTTCCGGATCGGTCACCTGCTCGTTGATGGCGAGCGCGGTGCAGATATCCTTCATCATCCGGCGGGCAATGTCTTGAGTCTGCGCATTCGAGTGCTGGTAACACAGCGTTTGCCAGATCTGCCGCCCCTCATACTCGCCGTCGACGATACGCCACGTCAGGCCGAGCATGTGCCCGTCGCCACTCTTCGGTTGGCGAATTGCAGCTTCGATTATTTCCGCCAGGTAGTTACCCGGCGGAATCAATGCGAAATTGCCGCCTTCCTGCGTTTCTGGATCGAAGAAAAAGTCATCGGCTATCATACTTCACCTATGTGTTTTGGTGTTGATCGCACTTTTGCTCCCGGTGCGACCTTCGGGAAAATCGACGCCAGAGAAGTGCCGACGTCGAAATCCTTTGGACAAAGCAGCTTCGGCGGAAGCTCAAAACGGCTCTTGGCAACGAAGGCCGGACGGCCCTCAAAATGCAGCCATCGTGCCGCGCCACCTTCGGCGCGATTACGCTTTTTGTTAAAGCCTGCGTCCTCGCTCACCACCGCGACGTCGCAGGCGAGAAAGCCGATCACCGCGCGCCCGTTTGTGTAGGCGAAGCTGATAGCTCGTATATGCTGGCGCGCGCGGATCATTGACCGTCTCCACGGCACTGTGCGCCAGCAGCACGGTCGTCATTCCGCGCTCGCGACGCAGCCAATCCAAGCCGGCGAGGAAGTCACGCCACCATTTGTCGGCGATTACGTAGCCGCGGCCATAGCCCGGCGCCTCGATTGACGGCCAGTGGTTGGTTTCGCAGACGTCATTCCAAATGAAGGGTTCAAGCTTATCGAGACTGTCGACAACCGCCGTGCGGAACCCGTGCGGCTCATTGCAGAGCGCAGCCAGTGCCTCGCGCATGTCGGCATAGCTCGGCAGCAAGCCGAAAGTCGGCATGGTCAATCCTGCTGGTGTGCCATCCTCAGTCTGCAGGAAAACCGGCTTGGGAAATTTAGCCGCCAACGTGGTTTTACCCACGCCTTCCTGGCCGTGGATGAGCACCCGCGGTGGCAGTATCGCTGTGGTTTCGTAAATGTTTGCTAGGGTGATCATCTGTTTTCAGGAATTCGTGTTGGTGAACGGCGGCGCTCTCTCCGGCGAATGCGATCTTCGCTCCGCTGCGCCTTCTTCTTGTTGTTCAAATCGATGTGCTGGCTTAGGGCGCTTGATGATTGACATCAGCGCACCATCACCGCCACAAAAGCGAAAGAAGAGCCGCCTTTTCTCAGGGACAACGGCGATCTCGACTGCGGGCAGCCCGTTTATGAGCAACAAGCTGTCCAGATGGAACGGCAGGCCGCCGTCGAGCAAAACAGAAACCGGATCGAAACCGGTGCCGCCGCATGCCACACAGTTGTATTGGCGATACGGGTAATCGGGGTCAAAGCCGGAGCCGGCGCATGTAACGCACTGCACCTGAGCTGGTTCGAAATTAGGCGGCAATTGAAACGAAGCTTGAGCAATTCCTTCAAATATCTTGTCTAGATCGATCTCGGTCAGGTGGCTGTCATTGTACGCTTCGGGGACATTACGACGGCGGTTGATGCGAATGATTAGCCGGTCGTTGTAGCCATACGAGAAGCTGCCTCGCGAAAACGGTTTTAGGGGCGGTATACCCGTGCCGCAAAAGGCAACAAGGTCGAACCGCTTATTCATTGGCGCTCTCCAATCTCGAGCGCCACTGGCATCTGATTGGGTTTCTAGATTTTCCAACGCCTCAGCCGGCACCTCCAACCCTCGCACGCGGTTGGTTTCCGGCGCACCCTCAGGCGCGTGTTCCGCGGCCTCACGACACTTGGGTTTTGCGCCCTCTTTCAATTCCGAGCCGAATGCTCCGTCGCTATCCAAGCCTTGGCCGTCGACTGCTGCGGCGTCGGCATTCGGCGCAAGTGCCTGTTCTGGCGATATCGGTGCAAGAGGAACGAGCAAAGGGACTGGCCTAGGCGCGATGTGCACAGCATTAGGCCGCTCGCGGAGCAGAAATTCAGGGATCGAAAGATAGTCGGGGATCGCACATACCGGCGTCGTTATTGTCGGCGCGCGGTCCTGAGCGCAATCGGCGAGCCGCCTCGCAATCTCCGGCATCCAGTCCGCGGGCAACACCGCCCACAATTCTTCCAGGCCGATGCGCTTGATCGCCTCGGCGCACTCGTTCCGCGGTGCTCTAACCCAGGCAGCGACGATGTCGGCTGCGGTCGCGTGAGCAATGCCAGTCTTGCCTGCCGGCGGAGCTTTAGATGGAGCGTTCCGGTTGGGGATGACTGTTGCAGCTCTCCACCTGCGCAGGACAGCCGTCGGATGATTGAGGAGCAAGCGCTGGCTTTCTGTAAGAGTTGCGCGCCAAGCCGCAATCTCGACAAGCTTGTCCATGACTTCGAACAAACGTGCGCGATCACCTTTGTCGATGGTTTCGAAGCCGTACCGTCGGAGCCACGTGCCGAATGCGGCGTTGTAGTTGTGGCCAACCGGCTCATTAACATGCGCTTCGTGCATCGCCTCAGTGCGACCGATGACGAGCGCCTCGCCAACGGCTAGCCAATCCTCCCACGCGTGATCGCCGCGGACACGCGTCCAAGCACGCTGACCGCGGCGGACGGTTTCGTCGGGCGATAGGTTGGACTGATCCAACCTACCGACCCTTTGACTATTTCCGGCCGATTGACTATGTGATGTCTTGTCGATGTGGCGCATCGACTTTTCCTTTGATCAGTTCTGAGCTTCCCCGCGGCCGCACCTCCCAAAGTTTGGCCGCGGGGCGCTTGGTTCGCCGCCCTTTAGCGATACCCGGTGCCGAGCGGCGAGCACCGGGCGAATTTGCAAATCAGACCGCGTCGTCAGTGAGCAGATCGCGCAGCTTCACCGTGCACCGGCGCGGGCTAGGCTTGCGGATGAGATGCGAGTAGTGCCGCTTGAAAGTGTCCGGGCTGATGCCTTTTATTTTAGCGGCTTCGGGCACACTGACGTGTTTTTCAAGCTCGATCCAGTCGACGTGTTCGAGCGGCGGACCGCGGTTATGGCCTACAGCTGCTGAGACGCAGGGGCGCGATCTGGCGCGACGGCCAGTAACCTCGGGTCGAACTAAGGACATTTGATCTTCGCTCCTGCGGGAGGCTGCACTAGGCAGCTCCTTCGAGCGAGAGCAAACACCGCGTGACGGCAAGCGGATAGTATAAAACTTTTTTCCGGTAAATTTTCTAGGCCGCCAAATTTCTGGCAAGCGCTACGTATTCGGAGAATGCAAGGCGATCAGCAGATAATTGTCGCGCCAACGGCGAGCGGCATTCATGTTCTTATTTATCATTACGCGCAACGCTTCACCAGATTTGGTTGGAAATAGATGGCTGCCGATCTCCTTGTCGGGGGTGCTTTGGAAATCAAGCAACTGCAAATATGTTGGAAATTTGCTTATCTGCGGCCTTATATTGCCGGGCGGCGACAGTCTGTGGGATTGATGCCATTCTTTAGAATCTTGTAGGAATTTCTCCTTTGCAGAGGCAAATTGCGGGCCAGCGGGTAATCGCATATCGAAAGCAAATAAAGTTATAGGCAGTTTAACTTCAGCGATCCGGTAGGATCCGCTTAACTGCCGCACAGTTAAGCCATCAAATGCCGGCTGATGGCCGGAGCGCGGATCAAGGTAGGGATTGCGTGGACTTTGGCCCACTCTGAATTCGATACCAAGCAACACGAGCGGCGAAATATAGAACGGGGTTTTCCCTGCCCGCTGACGCTCTTTAGGATCCCATGTACCATCATCTCTGATAAATGGCTTGACCAACTCTTCCCAGCGCGCACGATAATCTTCGTGCCGACGTAAGAATTCCCAGGCCCATTGTGTCATTGGGGTCTTTGGCGTCCCCTTGGGATAAGCGTCCCGATCACGTGGGTCTGGCGTGCCCCAATCAAGCGTGGCAGAACCTAACATAACCTTGGCCATGGCGCTCATCCTTGGCTTGGGTAGGCCGGCTGAGACGGCTTCAACGCTCAGCCGGGCTCTAACGCCCTGGGCCATGCTCCACCGTGCTCGGGTTAGGACCGGGTCGGTGTTGCGGCAGCGGGCTGGTCCGTTCTGATTATTTCAGGCTGCGCAGCGGCACGACCTTGCTCTTTCCGACCTTCAACAGCGGCAGTCACGTGCTCGGCCCAGCGTGCAAGCGCATCAGCGATCTCCGGCTGATAGCGGTGACGATCGTAGACCGCGATCATTCCCTGCCGCACGTGATTGATGGCCATTTCGGCGACATCCGGCCGCACGCCGAGGCGGCCGAGGCCCGTCCTCATCGTTCTGCGCAGATCGTGCAACGACCACGGCGCTAACGGCACGTTGAGGCGGCGCCTCAAGGCCGCCATCGAAGTCGACCAAGACGTGAAGCCAGCGCCACGGGTGGCAAAGACAAAGTCGCGTCGACGAGACGCCGACTGCAAGATGTCGAGCGCCACTGCTGGCAAGGCAAGTTCAAGAGCGCGGCCATTCTTCGTCCGCTCGCAGGGGATCATCATCACCCCGGTATTAAAATTGATTTCGTCCCACTTCAGCGAGCCGATCTCCTGCCGCCTGGCGCCCGTGAGGATTAGCAACTTAACGATGCGGCCGAAGTCATCATCGTCGCAGGCAGCCCATATCACTTTCAATTCCTGATCCGTGAGAACGCGCTCGCGCGGTCTGAGGCCGGCGCCTGGATCGTTGGTGATCGCAACGGGATTGCTTTCACACAGTCCTTCGCGCATAGCCCAATTGAACAGTGCTGATAGATGCGCGCGGGCCCGCGCCGCCGCCACCCGACCGTGCGCTTTGAGTATTTCTTGCAGCCGCGCTGCGACGTCGGCCCGGCTGATGGTGTCGATCGGGCGATCACGCAGCGGCAGCCAATGCGTGCCAAAATATCGGGCGGTGGTGCGGTGCGAATGGGGGCGTAGCACGTCCCGCTTGACGTCGAGATAGCGATCAGCGACGGAACCAAGGCTCAACCTCGCCATCGTTGCCGCAGCGCGGATCTTCGCTCGCTCGGCCGCGGGATCGATGCCTAACTCGACCTGCGCAAAGCGCGCGCGGGCAATGCGGCGAGCATCTTCGATCGAGACCTTCCTCGTGTCGCCGAGAGATTCGCGCCTTTGCTGCCGCCCGATCCTGTACTGAAGTAACCACGTCTTGGCGCCGCCGCGCAAACGAACGCCGAACCCTGGCAGGGTTTTCATCCCAAAAGACGTGATCCGGCTTACCCGTCGCCAGCGCCAGGACCGTGCCCCTCGTCAATCTCATCTCGCGTGCCTCTCACGTGCTGTCCCGGGTAGCAAATGGGTAACAACTTTATGCCCCCTAGTGCGACCTCATGCCACTTCCCATCACGTGCGTTGGCACACTTCGCTCGGAGTTACAAGGGTCTGCGGCCTCGTGCCTTCTTGTGCGGGAAGCAATCCTATATGGGATCGATTCGTGCTGGCCTTACCTGCGTCTGTCCGCGTTGCGGCAGGGGCAAACTGTTTCAGGGTTTTTTGACCCCGCGGCCGCAATGCGACGTCTGCGGCCTCGACTACGGCTTCGCCGATTCCGGCGACGGTCCGGCGGTGTTCATTATGTTCCTGGCCGGGTTCATCGTCGTCGGCGCCGCGCTGACGACCGAGGTGATCTACAAACCGCCGTTCTGGGTGCATGCGGCCTTATGGCTGCCGTTGATCCTCATCGTGACGCTTGCGCCGTTGCGGCCGATGAAGGGACTGATGATCGCGTTGCAGTACCATCACAAGGCCGCGGAGGGGCGCTTCGGCGGGGAGGGGGCCTTGAACGCGGACGCAAGGAACCGGCGGCCATGGCGCGGCCTGCTCGTCCCTGTCGTCCTCCTGTTCGCGGTTCTCGTCGATCTCGGCAGTTGGCAAATTAAGCGCAAGACCTGGAAGGAAGGCTTGATCGCCACGCTGAACGAGCTGCTCGCGGCGCCGCCGTCGGCGCTGCCGGCGCCGAGCGCGTGGCCGAGCCTCGATCAGGCAAGCGACGAGTACCGCCGCGTCAGATTCACGGCCGAGTTCGATCAGAACAGGGAGGCTTTGGTCTACGCGGCGGCGTCGGCGTTCCGACCGGATGCATCCGGCCCCGGCTATTGGGTCTTTACACCTGCGCGCCTCGCGGGTAACCGTGTCGTCGTCGTCAACCGCGGCTTCGTACCGGAAGGCCGGGGCGAAGTCGCGACGCGCGCCGTCGGCGAGATCAGGGGGCCGGTCGAGATCGTGGGCGTCATGCGATGGCCCGAAAGTCGTAGCTGGTTTTCGCCGGCCG